ACAGGCAGCACTATAACTAATATGCCGCAGGTTCCAGCTGAGATAGAAAGCGGTACAGGCTTCTTTACTAATACCCGTACAGGAAATGTAACAGCGGTAGGAACTCCGAGTAAGAAAACATTAGCTCTTGCTGCTCCTGCTGCTCCTGCTCCTGCGGTTCCTGCTGTTCCTACTGTTTCTTCCGCTATCACTACTGTTGGTACAAAAAATCCTGCAATTGAATCTATTATCTCTCTCATAAATACAGCTACATTGGAAGAAGATAAGCTGGATTATGCGTTTAAGCTAAAGAACATGGCGCAAGAGCAGGCGCTTATTGATTACAATAAATTCGCTAAGCAAGCGGAAGCGCGCTTCAGTGTTCCTGATCTTGAGGGCAGTATTGATCTTATCACGAAACAGGAATTAGTTGACCCCAATAGGCCGGCTGGTGCCATATCCGACCAGCGGCTAGCACTATTAGGTCAATTAGGTAAAGCACGCGCAGAATCACGCCTTTACGTTGCTGATCTTGTCAGGGGAAATATTGAAGTCAACAAAGCTATGGTGTTGGCTGACTCCATTGTTGCTGGCTTTAAACTTAGTGATGACAAAATTGCGCTGAGAGCGAAACAAGAAGAAGAAACGTATAAGCAACAAAGAAAATTGGAGCTTCTCGCTGATACGAAGTTTCTAGATAGGGTTAACGCATTAACTACTGGAAGTATTTCTCCCACCCAAATGTCTAGGGAACGTATAGCGACGCAGATTGCCCTTAATCCTAAATCACTGGACAGTAAGACTGAGCAATTGGCAAAAATGAGTAAGGATGATTTGTATAGTTTACTCTTTATGCCTGATATTAAGGATCAGGATAAATCAAGTATTAAGAACGCACTCATGGCAGAGGAAGTTACTATCACAGGTAATGCGGAAAAAGCAAAAAAGAGCATGAAAGTGGTGGAAGCAGTGCTTAACCTTAACTTCGATGAGCAAAAGTTAACGGATATTATTGCACAATTCCCCGCAGCAGCAAAGAATGAAGTAGGACTATTAGTTAATGAGCACAAAAAAGCACGCGGGGTTAAAGCCGGTGCGGGTAAAAGAGAAAATCTTGCGGCTAAAGATATTGCTAATACACTTCTCGCCTTCGATGTTGATGCGAAAAGAAAGCTTATCCGCATTGTTAGTACCGCTGTATTCTCTGAGGATGTAAAGGCATGGCAAGGTTTAATTCAAGCGGATGAAACTGCTATCGGTCTTATCGCCAAAGCAGATAAGAGCAAACCATATAATGCGCCTCAGTTCGTGGCCGATTATATTAATTCCGGTCAAAAGAACGCACTCAATGAGCGCGTAGTTAAATTGCGCAATATGGTAAATACCGCGTCTATAGCGTATGATAATGGTTCAATCCTTCCACCGATGAATCCTGCTTCACTTGAAATTATGATTGATCGTATGGCACTAACCGCGATAGAGTTCCGCTTTGCTAATCTCCAAGGAAAATCATTCACAGAAGTCGGTGAATCGTATAATGACGCATTGCGCATGCCGCGCACACTTCCTTAATTTTTAGAGAGTAAAATAAAATGGCTGATATCGTATCGCAGGATTTCGTTAATAAGTATTCCATACAATATGATGCAACTGCCAATGCTACTGGAATAGGGGAAAAAGCATTTGGAGCCGTTGCAGCTACCATTGCTGCTTTAGGGGTTAATACGTTTAATTCCCTCGTCTCAATTCCTGAATTCATCCCCTTTGTTGGTATTCATGGTATTGGCGTGAGTAATAGTTCCGGTATTGACATGAGTAAATCAACAATAGATACCTATGAAACTTTAGCAGGAATCAATGATAATTGGGCTAATGTATACGCTGATAACAAAGACTTCGTAGAAACTGCCGCGTTTATTACTGGCATCATTATACCCGCTGGCATTGCGCTAAAAGGTATGCGCTTATTGCAGGCAGGCAGGCTTGGCATGTACGCTAGGGCTGGATTAGACGATTATTCTCAATTGAAGCGAACCAGCCAATACTGGGAAGCATTGCAATACGCGCCAAAGAATAAGCTTCTTCAAGACAGTATTCGGCGCAAGATGTTATTCGTTAATGTAGGCCAAGAAGCTAGTCTAGCTCTTGGCATGGAAGTGGCTATTCTTGCGACACAGAATCAATCCATTCTTATGGAAGATTATATTCGTGACCCAGGTAAGAATATTCTTCTTGGTATGATTGGCGGTGGAGGTGCTTTTGGCGCAGGATTAGCAACTGTAAGTATAGCTCTTGGCCAGATAGCTATTAGAAGCTCATTAGCTAAAGGTGCAGCTGAGATAGTAGAACGAGCAATAGACGACACGCGTAAGTTAGCTGGTGCAACGCTCCCAGTTAATATTTCCTATATAGATGAATATCAGCGCATGACATATAAAGCCAGTGAGCTTAGGAATTATGCGACTAACGATGATAATATTCCATTACACAAAGAACTTGCTGCATCACTCGCATCTGTCATAGAAGGAAAAGCCGGTAAGCTGCTGACCGACAATATTCATTCGCCAGAATTAAAGAATTGGCTAGATGCTAATAGAACTACGCCTGATGGCATAGAAACTATGAAGGTAATCAACGGTCTTATTAACTTTTCGGGTACCTGGGGAGGAAATACTATTGCTCGCCCAACATTTGATCTTAAAACACTGAATACTGCTACGGCAAAAAATTTCAATTCTGCTGTTACTATACAAGAACGTGTTGATGCCGCTACGAGTGTTGGTTTTGCCGATGAAGTTCTCAACGCAGTAGGGCAGAAACTTGGTGTTAGGCCAATATATATGGGGTTATCTACTAAACCTGCATACATAGCGTCGCTTACAGGTGGAAAAATAAATTGGCATCATATACAAATGCCAAACATAAGTGACCAAGCATATAGGGTTAAATATGGGCTGAGTACAAACAGTGTTCTAGCTCATGAATTAGGGCACGCTGTTGCACAAGCAAATAATCTTAACAGCGAGCTTACTCTACAGACGCAATTAGCTTTACGTAAGGAGTTAGAACCCCTGTCCAAAAGCTTCAAGCCTAAAATATGGGATCGTGGACCACTCTATGCTGGTCTCGGCAGGGAATTAATTGCCGATGGTGTGGCTATATGGATGCTTGTTCCGTCTGTGCGTAAGAAGATGCCACTATTCGCAGCGCATATTGGTGAGGCCGTTGCTTATGCGCAATTCGATACTCTAGCTTCGAACATAACACGCGAATTACGTAAGTTAGCAATGGATAAAACATCATTAGCAATTAGTAAGGTATATCAAGCAAGTCCAAATTGGGGTGGTATGCCTTCTACAGTTATTAATGATACGAATAAAAATACCGGACTAGAGAACCTTACTACTTATTATTCTCCGCTTTTTAAGGCTTATGCCAGCAAGGAAGATATAACGCAGGTGCTTCGCGCGGTAGATATTGGATTCATTAAACCGCAATATATACAATCAATAGGGCGTCTTGGGTCAGACGCTGATTTACAATTGCTTAATCGTAAAGCTTCTCCCGGATTTATAGATGCACACTATATTAACGCGCTGCATACTGTGAATACATATAGGCACAATGGCGAAGTATTTATTCCTACTGATGATATTGCTGTAGCGCAAGCTTGGTATAGCCGTCTGTCTAAAGATCTTGCCAATGGTATACCCACTAAAATCAAGCTTACTACTGTTCCTACTGTTGTTGATGGTATTTCACAGAGTGCTATTAAGTCTAGTTCCAAGGAAATTTCCCTGGAAGAACTTAAGCAACATATTGTGACTACCAAAGGCGACTATCTTGCCGGACTTCTCAAGGCTGGAGCTTCATCGCAGGAAATGAGTATTAGGTTGAATCTACCCATGGATAACATTAATGCGATTATTGCTCAAGGCAAGCGCATTGACGAGGTAGGTGATATCGGTACTTATGTAAATCCTGCGCATATTCAAGATGCCTACATGTCTCAAGCTAATAGAGTATTAGCGATATCTTCCAACGCGCGTAAGCTTATGAGCAGTAAATTGCGCGGTCCTGATAACGCGGCTATCTTTGATACAGAGGCTATCCAGCTCGCTAATTCTGAGATTGTAGATGTTGTTATGTCATCCAGTAAAAGTACTTTGGGCCAAGCAATTTATAAGAGAATTCTTAGCGATAAGGATTCCTGGGATATGATTAAGGAAGCTGTAGGGCAAATCAGCAATGAGAACGTCGGCGCTATCATGATAAATAGTGCAGACTTCTATTTGCGCCGTCTAGGTGTTGCTGGAGAAAGAATGGCAGTGCTTGGGCAGGAGACTACGCATACGCTCAATAGTACTAGTTCAGATATTCTTGCGCCTTCTGCTGCTATGCTTCGCGCGTTTAAAAGCACATTAGCAGGACGAGAGGAATTTAATAGGGTGATCAATATCCTAAACGGTACTGGGGGTTATCGTAATATTGATGGGAATGGAAAGTTATATAAAACAGCCATGGGTGAGCAAGGTTCTGTAAAGGAATACATTACGGAAACTGATGGTCGTGCGCTCTATATTTCCCCCGAGATGCAGAAAATATTAACTGAATTTTCCTCTGTGTCAAAAGAGCAATTGGAACTGCATAATACTTACAATCGCCTTCTCGGCTTCAAAGATATGAGTGATATCGGACTGCACATTCCTGCCTTTAATCCAAAAAATAAATTTATCTCCTATATACTGGATAGAGAATCTACTAGCCCAGACCAGCGGATTAGGCTATTAGTTGCCCGCGATGGTAAAAGTCTTGAGGCTATGGAAGATCATTGGCAAAGAACTGTAGGTTCTAACAATAAGCGTTTTGAACTTATTGGTTCTAAGAGCAATCAGGAGGATTATAATTATTGGCATCAACGTGTTAGTCCCATTGAAATGGATTTTGCTGATGTAAGCAAAATCCATAGTGGCGCATCTGGGCAATTCTTTAATCCACTTGGTGACGATTATGCAGAGACTATTATCAATAACTGGCATAATCGATTTATTCACTATGGTAAGAAATTACAGCAGGTCTATCTAAGTGATCTTATGGAACACCTAGATAACATGTCTGCCGTCAATAAGTCTTATACTAAGAATCAACCTGCAAGCAATAGAATAGCACAGCTTAACCAAGCCCCGGATGCTGCACTGGCGGTCAAGAATATTATCCTCGGCAACGATCAACTTGATGCTTCTATGACATGGAAGGCAGTGAATAATGGCGTAGCTGCTGCCATGGATTATGCTATTCAAAAGGTAGCAAAACCAATTGAAGGATTCGCGCAGTTTATTTCCGATGGTAAATATCTTACGAAACAGGCATTCACTGGGATTACTAATATCCCGACAGTAGGAAAGGCTGAAGTTTCATATAAGCGGCTTTCACAGGAACTTAAGAGCCAGGGCTTTCGGTTGCCCTTTGAGAATTTCGCACACTATGAAGCTTTCAAAAAGGATACAACGGGGAGTGTAACAGCTTTATGGGATATATCAATAGATAAGGGTACTATTAGAGCGCCTTCACAGGAAGCAGGAGAGAGGTTCATCGCTCAAATGGATAAACTTCAGATAGTGGAAACAGCGCGTAGACTTGAAGTATCTCCCGCTAAGGCTGAGGAATATATTCAGGCAGGTGCCTCCTTCCTTACTATGACTGCGCTGAAAGTATTAGAATTCGGCCATGCTGCTGTTACTGCGATGTCATGGCCCATTATGACACTGCCTAATCTTTATCGTGACTTCACTAAAACACCAATCAGTGAGACTATGGGAGTAGTATTTCCCTTTAGACTTATCAGCGATGGAATTAGATTTCGTCATAGTGCCGTTGGTGCAAGTAAGATGAAACAATGGACTGCGGAAGGATACGCTGGTTCTATTGTTAGTGAGGTACAGGAAATGCAAAAGCTCCTGAATACGGGGGGAAAAGGTGCTGTCGCTAGGATCAATCAGATAACTAACAGTAAATTGGTTGAAAGGCTCTCAACAGCTACTAATTTTGCGGAAGAAGAAACTAGGCTGTGGAGTCTTTCTACTGGCTATCTTGCGGCTAAAAAAGCATGGCCAGGTATTAGTGATCGCGAGGCGGATATGTTTGCTAAATCCTTTCTTGCGCGCAGTGTTGGCAACTATAATTCTGGCCAACGTCCTGCGCTATTCCAAGGTGTTCTTGGACAAACCATTGGCCTATTCCAAACTTATATGCTCTCTTGGGCACAGAATATGTACAGGAATATTGAAGAAAAGAGTTTTAATGCACTTATGAGTCAGAGTCTCTTTCAGGCAGGGATGTTTGGTATGTCCAGTATGCCGCTGTATAATCATTACTCTACGGCAATAGGAGAACACTTCAGCGATAAACACTTCGATCTTACTACTGGAACTTATCGCGCTGTGCCAGAACCAATAGCTGATTTCCTGATTTATGGATTACCCGCATCACTTGGTGTTGGATTGTATACTCGCGGTAACATTCAACCTAGGGTTCCATTTGTTCAGGATAAACCAATGGATACCATCGCTACGGTCAATGTTATTCGTCAGCTGTATGGGGCAACAACGGAGATGATTACGGGCGCAATGGCTAGTAACGGAATGGCAGATAAGACTAGGGCGATACTGGAAGGACTTAGTGTTCAGAGTATGAGTAGGCCAATGGCTAGAATAGTGGAATTGCTCCCACAATATAATCAGGAGACAGGAGATGTAGTTCCTGTTGGAACTGTTACTAGGAAGGGCAATACTGTGGGAACAAGTGATATGGTATGGAGTATTCCTGGTGTACTCTCTCGCGTTTTTGCTTCTAGGAGTAGTCAGGAAGCTATCAAAAGGGACATGTTGTATTTGTCCTCTTATTACGGCAGTCTTGATAGCGACAACAGGAAGGAAGCTGCACATCTTATGAAAATATCTCTGCGAAATGGTACTCTAAATTCGGATAATTTAGATATCATTGCTTCAAGGTATCTTCGTAGTGGCACTGCCCAAGGATTTAGGAGTGCGCTTAATGAGGCAGTAGCCACTACGGAAGGGGGAATAGATGCTACCATGGCTAAAAAGGTTAGAGATGGTAGCCCATTTATGAGTATGATTGATTACGCCTACTAGACCCATTTAAATACAGGGCACAGCCAACCGGGGTATATAGTTCTTTTCCTCCTAACCCTCCTTGCATCGGGATGATTATCTTTCCATGCAAGGAGTTTTTCCATCCGTTGCATTCCTTTCTCGGGGTAACGAAGAAGATAATTAGCGTGCTCTATCCTTCTACGACACTTGGCAGAACAATATTTCTGTATTGCTTGATATGGTGTAAAGGATTCGTCACACGCGCTACAGGCACGCGCTTTATTATCCCCCTTCTTCAAGCTCATACTTTCTTCCCCTTGAGAACTATTTCATCGTAATAATAGCTTGCAGCCTTTCGTGCTTCTACTTCCAGAACTGCGCCATGTGTCTGTTTATCTAGTTCCACATCCAATCCGAAAGCCTCAGAATACCACGCTGTCAAACTATTGGGATTAGAAAAAAATGTGCCATACGGTAATGTTGCGTGCAATCTCCCTATTAACCACAGCTCAAAACGCATCATCATATTACTAGCGCGTAGGCCAGAGAAGTTATCGCGCTTTAATTCCTGCATGGTTCTTGTATCAAAATCGTTTACTTTAACCGCTATCCTATCCGATTTTCTGTTGAGAATACCCTCTGCTTTTCGCGCAATTACATTTGTAATTATCTGATCTAAGGTTGTCATTATTGTATATCCTTTATTTTTTCATCATTCAAATATGCGTCGAAATTATTCAATTCAAATAGAGTGTATAATTGCTCTATTTTATTGAGCTGTTTAAAGCTCATACCGCGCTTGTTTGTTATCCATTGAGAATAAACAGAAGGAATAAAATCTGAGGCAAAGTCATACGATGCGTATTGGTTGGCGTTTAATTCTCCCACTGCATTTGAGTCAAATAATTTCGCCATTAAATTATCTAGTGCGAGTAATTTTGCTGCTGTTCTTTGTTTTGCTGTACTCATTATCCAATTTCCTCTGTGGTTAGGAAGTTTAAATTAATCAATCCCTCTTTCCATTCTTGCTTAATTCCGACATTAGGTACGTATCCCTGTTTCTTGTCAATATGAATACTCTTAATCTTCTCTGATTGTATCATACCCTCTAGAGTTTCAACGAGATGATTGTAATTATCCACCTCATTAGCCAATTGCTTGAATAACATCCGTATTCCCACAGGTGCATTATAGTGCGCGAGAATCTGGATCACTTTATTGGCAACGACACTATTCCTGCTGCTGCCAAATTCTCCTAATGCTCTAGGCATTCTATTCTCTGTCGCGAAAAGTAATGTGTTCGCATTGATTGCATCCTCCACACTAATCACAGTTCGACAATCCATCGCTGCAAATATCATAGATAGTTTAAGCAGGTGTATGAAACGCCTATTGTTGTAGTGCTTAAAACGGAAGTCATCAACTCCAACAGCATCGTTGTACATCTGACCTAGGATAAGGCGAGCGGATTTAGAAAGAGTAATTGCGCCAATAACGTGCGTCTTAATTTCACGTAGCCGGTCAGTAAGTAGTTTAATCGTAAGGGTATTTGGTGCATCTGGGAAGTCTATCTTGATTCCTGTGGATTGGCTAAACACCATAATAAATCGTGACATGATGCCCTGACCAATAGCCTCGGGAGGGAATACAGAGTAAATCATATCCGGCTGTGATCCAGCTAAAATACTAACAGTCGGTTTCGTAATGACTATGCTTGCGCCTGTTATCTTAGGGTGACGGTATTCATCAGGTGAATCCCACAGCTTGGCTAAGATAGTTAAAAACTCTAGATTGTGTTTTCCTACAAAATCTAGGAATTCATCAGCTACTATGAAACGATCACTTGGCTCATCAATAGGAAGTTCGATAAGTTCTTCTAGTGATCTATTATCTATTTCTTCGCCAGGAGTTAAGTCTTTTAAGAAGCGTTCTTTGCTTGTCCTATCTGCTGCGAATCTAGTATAGCCTGCTCCCCTAAGTAACTTCTTTCCCAGCGTAATGCTAGTTGTTTTTCTAGCGGCCGGTTCTCCTACTAACATGATATACATGTTGGGGTAATAAATCCAGTGACCGTGTTCTAACCAGCACTGCCTAGAAAGTAATGCGCCAATACAAGCAATAGGAGACCAACGATTAAATATAGTTGGTACCTCTGTCGTTCGGGCAGAACTAAGTCCAGTGTAGTCAAAATATAGCTTATAGAATTCAGTTAACTTTCTTTCCTTTTCTGGCAGCGGTACAATATTATTAAGTGCTTCCATGCCATGCTCCCGTATCTTGCCAATTGATCTTGCCTATTTTTATTTCGGAAGGAATAAGCATAGTCCTCCCATTTATGACTACTGGCTGTTCTCTGTTGGCTAGAGTGGGAAGAATTGCATCCATGTGTTCTGACTTGATCTGCATAAATCTGCTGTCATGTATTTGTGCTTTAAGGCGAACGATGCCATTACTCGCAATACATATTTTATAATCTTCCCAAAAATCCTCATTGAGAAGATCTACTGAAAGATTCTGTGGGACATGGGCTACAATACTCCGCAAAGTATTATGTGCGCTGCTACCGCTAGTACTTCCAAATACTCTCCGTGTCCAACCAAGTGGACTAACAAGATGTTTAGTTTGTTTCACCTCATTTAACACTGTCTGATACCATCGCTTTAATTCTGGGAATGGGTCATGATAAAGTGAGAGTAGCCAAGCAGCAAAAGATCTTATTTCCATCTTCTTACCGAGTTCTCGCATTATCTTAAATAATTCCTGCGGTGTTACAGTAAGTACAAAAGTCCACTCGCCCATAAGATAATTACTGCCGTGGATAATGCGCTTCATTATTTTGTCGCGCTGGTATTTAGTTACACTTTCGTATGGAACACCAAAGAGCATGGAGTAAAGCTGCTTATAGTAGTCTTTATCTGTATTCTCCAGCGCAGCTACCATAGTCCAGCACTTAGAAGAATAACCTACTATCCTGGCTTCGCTCTTGCTCTTATCTATCTCGACTAGAGTATAGCCTTCGTCTGGTAGGAAGGTTTCCTTTATACCTTCCTGTGGAATATTCTGTACTTGAAGGCCATAACTTTGCCACTCCTTTCCACTATCCCTACTACTATCCCAAAGACCAAAGGCACTTTTGCTACTCGCCATACGTCCTGTTTCTGTTCCTGTCGGACGTACTGTCCATAGTGCTCTGTCACCGTCAAAAAGATAATAGTTTAGATAGGTTGTAGCTTCCTTCTGTACTTCCTTAAAAGCAAGATGTTCTTTGACCAAGCGTGCGAGTAAGGGGTGCTGCATAGCTACCTGATTTAATTCCTTCTCGCCTGTTGCTGATTTGGTAATACTTTTGGGTCTCTTAGCACCTAGCATCCCATAGAAGAACTGAGATACTTGCTTAGGAGAGCCAGGATTATAATTTGAAAATTGTGTGTATATGCTAAAGTTATTCTTAATGTCTGTTGCTTTATCTATCGCTGCATTCAGGCGCGTTTTTCTACCGACAACATCTATCTTGCATCCTTCGAATGCGCAGTAGATTGAAGGATATGTAAGCCTAAAAGTGCGCTTATAATTGTGTATCCAATAATCTGTTGGTGTGGACAGCATCAATTGCTGGAGTGCAATGCGCAGTGTAATCCAAGAATCTTTTGCACAATAGGCCCAATAGCTAACAATGTCTTTATTGCTCCCTGCCGTATCTGCTTCATGTTTCCACTGGCAATGATCGTATAAATAAAGTGAAGAATTAAAATCTAAGCTTTGATAGAGTTCACTAAATCTACTCCAACCGAATACCATTGTGTCCATAAGAAACTCCAATGGCTCAGCATTATAGGTTATGGAATAGGTGGCATCGTAGATTCCATTGTGCGCTATCTTGGGAATGCGCAATTTATTTATTGTTTGAATTGTTTGTATTGCTTCCCCGAATTCTTCTTTCCTGAAATAATGATTCTTATCAAAATCAAACAATGGTATCACATAGGTTGTCATTGTTCCATCTGCAAACCAAAGAGAAAAAGATACACAGGTTATCATCCTATAGGCTGGCTTAGTTTCAATGTCATAGCTAATTAGTTCAGCCCTGCGTGCATTACTAATTAAAGTATCCCATTTCTCTCTATTATCTGCTACGATGAAACTGAATTCCGCTATGGGTATTTTGCACGTTTTAACTTTTTCCAAGTCACGATCAAGTAACCACCGGCCAAAAGGCACAGCGACAAGATGTTCCAAAGGATTAATGCAATAAATAGGTACATTGTAGTTAAAGCGGCTACCACGATATTCATCAAGGGTCGCGCCTTTCTTATTGCCTACCATTGGCCTATTGGTTATCTTTTCAAGGCTAGATGTATTGCTTATAATAATAGCATCGCAGTATTTATCCTTAGCAATGCCTACCAATTCTGTTGCCTCATAAGTACTTGAACTCATGAGTGCTGTATGCCCGTGATTCCTAAGAATGTTCTGATACATTCCTATAAATCGTTTATCATCTGGGCTAACATTAAGTAGCAGGCGCATACATTTCCTCTATTTCCATTAATGTCCAAAACACTTCTTCTCTGGATACACCAAGGTGCTCGGCTAATTCTTGTATTTCATAATTCTGAAGGGATCTATGAAGTTTTTTGTATGTCTGTATTGCTGGCTTAGGTTTCCCTAGCCAATATACGAGTGCCCTGAATCCTTCAAAGTATTTAAGGTATAGCATATCTGGTGCCCTGAGATATAGTGTTAATAGCGTTGCTGCGCTGCATTCCTCTGTGGTAGTAGGGAATACGTGTGGCGCGTATAAATCATCCATGTCGTTCTCCTTAATAGGCATAATGGAGGGCACTATTAAATGCCCTCTTTATACCTACATCATTTTATCCTGCGTGAGGACCCGGCTTAATATCGTTAAGGTTGACGTTCTCATACTGTCCGTCGCTCTTAATACGAATGCGAGCATTAAACACTACATTCTCAGTAAGTGCATTGAATAACTCTTTCCATGATGCACCTTTAACTACCTCTGCTCCCAGAATCTTATCGCAGAATTGCTTGAGATAGGTTTTACCCACCTCATCCCAATTGAATCCATTAGAAAACAATGAACCATCAGGTACACCAGCTTCTCCATCTGCTACTTCAATCGTTTTTACTACGCCGATAACAACGTTTACTCTGGACTTCTTTTCCATTTCACCTATTTTGTTTTTCTTCTCCGTTGTTTTCGGCTTTACCGATACGATCGTAAGATCATATAGACCATTAGGGGGAGTAATGAAATCCGGCGCAGACGTTACATCATCCACCGACGAGTCCAAGTCCATATCTCCACTGTGCTCATTATCCATAAGTCCGCTCATTTTACTATTCCTTAAAGTTAAATTAAACTACGCTCAAAATTGAGCACTTATTGGGATTTACTTCTTTAATACAATATTAGTCTTTCCCAATTTTGCCATCTCTAAATAATAAGCTAGAGATTGCAGACCAATATCTTCTTCTACTTTAAGCCCTATTCTGCTACCAACCATTGCTTCCATGGTAGAAGTACTGCTACTCATTCCCATGTGTTTACCTAATTTCTTCTTTAACCATATCTTACTACCGAAGCGATTAGAAGTTTGCGCTGCAAAGCTTTTAGTTCCGATCATAGGATAGAATTTATCCTTAATTAACTTTTGGTCTTTGTTGATATCTTCATTATCACTACCGACATATAGACGCGCTATCCATACATGGTTAGTGGTACCTGCTTGCACGACAGATAAGGTATCTGTTAATACCCTGGCAAGTGGATCGTATTCATCCCATGTAGGTTTATAACCTGTCCCTTTTCCTTTGCAGAAAAAGGAAAGGATGCTGTCTGTGTATTGACTTGCATCATCTAATACAATCACGTCTCTTTTACCGAGTGTGAAAAGATTAAACGGCATCCATCCATCTACTACCTTTTCTTTAATACAGATAGGACAATCGCATCTACCATGCAAGCCACATATCTGCCATATTCTGTTCGTTGTATAAATCTTGGATATAGTTTCATATCCGTAGTGCTGAAGTGGCGTATCAATTATCTTGATAAGCTTTATCTTTTTTGCAGCCGCGTTGCTTAGTCGTCCTTCTGCTGCCATTCTAATAATGGTTTCGCTGCCATTGGTAATGTCGAACCAATATATAGTATCGAACATGCTACTTTCTGCTAAAGTAGCAATATACGCTGTTTTGCCCGTTCCACCATCGCCATAAATGACGATAGTATCACAAGGTAATTCCGCTGTCTCAGCTTTATTACGGAGAGCAGCTAATTCTTCTATTGACTTCATGATTATTCCCGCTCAAAAGTAAGAAAATATGTCATGCAGGCAATTGTGCCACTACTATTATTCACTTCTAGCGCACACGCAAGCGCGATAGGATCTCTAGATTGTGCGATTATTTTATTTTTATTCATATAATACACTGAAATAAATCCAAACATTAATACTAAGCCCCCCATAAGCAGGGTAACGATTAGTATGGTAGTTGCATTGTCGCTGAAACCATCTCTCATGATTTTTCCTTTAGTGTATTTGATTGAAAATGATTTTGAGTCTTTCTTTTTCCCACGATACATCTTTATTTTGTAGCTGTAATAATTTAATTCTTTGCCTAATTAACCACGGGCTAGGTGCGCTTTGTAAGGCTAATTGATTTAGTTCTAGCTTATCATCAATTTTTATTATGCTGTTCGCATTTATTTTCCATGCACGATAGAGCACAGTCCAATGGTTCCACAGCCCTAGTTTATCTTCCACTGCTACAGCATTCACGTATGAAACACAACAACAAATTATCAGTATTCCTGTTATCACTTTTTGCACTGTGTCATTCCCAGAACTAATCCGAAAATTATTAGGTATTGCATATAGGCGTAAGGGAATTCCACAAGACTATGAAAGAACATTATTGCTGCTATGCCATATAAAGGGACATCGTTAGCCCTAAAGTTCCTAGGAATACTGCACAATAATACAATAACAATAAGTGCCAGTCCAATAATTCCCGTTTCAGCCATAAAATGAATAAAGATATTATGCGCATTGCGATCCATTCCCATTGTTGCACTATTCTCATATAACCAGTATGGTAATTCGCCCCATCCTATACCAAACCACGGCGCAGAAAGAAAGGCATTGAAAGCTTGTATCCATAGGTCAATTCTTATTGTGATAGAATCCATGCGCTACCCACAGAATGATAAGATAAAACAAAGCTGTTTTGCTTCCCGACAGCATCAATGCCACAGAGAGGATAGCGAATACCACTGGATGGTTAAAAGAACTAGCCATGCCGCAGGCTATCCAATTTGCGAACAGATTTTTCTGTCCTATTAAGCCCGGAATTCCAATAATATTAGGCTGAATGACAAGTAGCGCCAGCGGAATTGACATTATAGCACTCCATCGAATACCCGCTAGAAGATACGCTTTCTTATCTTCTATCAAGGGGCCATAGTGAAGGCAGATAAGAAAGATGGCGATATAACATGCAGCCAATACGCCTTTATCTGGATAATATGTGGGCTGTGTGAGAATGTGCAGGATTAGAATAATTCCCGCGCTATTCCTTATGATTCTTTCCATAGCAATAGGCATCCCAATAATACGCAGGCTATTATTTCCTGCCAAAAAGATTGCGGTTCTGGATTCATTGATGGTATCAAGAATGGGATGAAAGCAATGGCAAATACTATTGTAGATTTGATCTTTGTGTCCATACAAGTCTTACCTCCGTTATACCTTTTGCATTAGTATATAATTCCTCACAAAAATCAAACTCTTTGATGTTCGTTACATGCCCTAGAAATTGTAGCGTTTCTGTTACCCTAAACTCTAATGTTTCCCCAGTATAATATCGGCTTAATTCTGTTCTAGCGTGTTCTTCGTCCGTCATAGCCAAAACATGGGGCGGAATATATACAGATACTGTGCTCATTTCATCCTCGCTACATAAAGTTTTTTCTGATATTCAAAAATACGGTATTCGCGCTCTGGCGGTATATTCAATTCTGCCATTTGCACAAATGGTTTATTTTGAGAATTGTAAATAAGATTACTGATAACTTGCCTATTGCCGAAACTATTGGATACCCTAACGAATGTACCAATATGCAATTCATGCACTCTGGCAATTATCGTTTCTGACAAACCACTAATTGGTCTAGCCATTATGCCCTCTTGCACAAGACTACTACTGTATCAATATCTTTGGGCGCCTTAAGCATAATAGGATGCTCATTAATACAAGACAGCACAACGGTGATAAGCTTAGTATTTTCGCTCATTAATACGTTTACTTTGACTACCATAAAACTAGCAAAAAGAATTATGCAAGTGGAAAATAAGGCTAATATATCTTTTGTCATATGGTTTCCTCTATTCTTCTAACATGGTCAGCGACAATGGTATTTAAATCGAATACGAAATCATATACATTTGTATCGGGTTCATTTACTCGGGGAACATCGCTCTTTCTTAATTGGCATGTGCCGAAGTATACACATGGACGTCCCCAAGCTTGGCAATGCCCACCACGCATAGGGAAGAAATTAACCTTTTGCATATATTGCAAGCGTTGAATATCCATTCCAAGCGTAATAAACCAGTCTAATCTATCCCTTAATGTTCTTTGATAAGACAATACATGAAAGACCACATTGGTCAATTCCTTACCTTTCATCTGTCCTATTAGATTGATTGTCTGAAACGATGTTAATTCTGCTCCTGCAATAGCGTCGAGTATGATTGAATATCCAAGTGTTTGAGAGGAATTTTTATACATCGGTTCAATATCGTTCCATCTTGCGCTCGTGCTCTTACATTCAAGAATAGCATGGATTCCTGTTTGTCTATTACGCAAGACAATATCAATATATGCGACATCGTATATTTCGGCGTTAATATTGAGTCTTGCAGATAATTCGATAGCAGGTTTTCCGTTAAACGATGCAACCTCCCAATCCTTTCGGAGCTTATCGAGTGTAAAGAAGGCCATTCGGAGTAGGGCACAAGAGATATATCCATTATATTCCTCAGTATCTATGATCGGCCAATAGGCCAACCAACAAGCCAAAATTGCCTTATCTTTATCCCCTGATAATATATATTCTGCTACACCACTACCAAAACCATGCCCGTGTGAAAAGTATTCTTTGAATTCCTGTTTAGGTGCGGGGCCTACCAGCTTTATTAACTGATATTTTCTTTCACAGCCATGCAGCAATTCTCTACTAGAATAAGATGTACGCAACATATGCTATTCTCTCATTTCACGTGTATATAGGGCTAGTTTGTTAGTGATATTATTAACTAGGGATAGATATCCCTCATGATATGTAAATCCCGCAGCATTAGCGTGCCCACCACCATCAAATAATTTAGCAAAGTCGCCACAATTAACCCAACGATGAGTACCGGTATGACTTCTCAGCGATACCTTAATATTTTCTTCGTTATCCATATTCCAAATTACGGCTAATCTTTTTTTGTCAGCGATTCTATTACCTATCTCCGAGGCTAAATGATACGGCGCATTGCATATGGCGAAGTGCCAATAATCATTCACATTAGATTTCAATATTAACTCTATTTCAAGCTTCATTTTCTGCAAAAGGCTATTACCGACGGTTATGGCTGTATATTTTGAGATGTCTGGGTCTGCGGTTTTTGACGAAGATTCTAGCCATGATTGTAGGTCTGACCTATACAATGATAGCCATGCGTGTATATCCCTTGTATATAGCAATTTAAATTGCCACCTATCTCTATCATCTATTGCCCGAATCATCCAATGAGTATCCAAACGCTCAACTATGTATTTAGAGCTATTCTCATGAAACCACATAGCAGTTCCCATTGCGCCTGACCATTCATTATTTCTGGCCAAAAACAGGGTAAGGTTATTATGTTTCATATCGTCGTGCATGACGTGTAGATCCAGCGCATCTATTGCTGTTTGATGATGATCGATAAGTGTAACATTATCAAATCTTGTGCATAGATAATCTAGATCAGCCATTTCTGGGCACCAATCTAGAATATAAAGACAGGCACCACGGAGTTCGCTATACTTTGGTTTCACAGCATAATTTGCTGCGATAAACTGAACGTCATCTTTAGGAAGATAACGACTAGCTACCCATGCAGCAGCCATTCCATCCATACAATGCTCATGATACAATACGGTATAATTCATTTTATTTCCTTTAAATTCTGGCAGTTTTTAGTATAAGATCTTATACAGGGATATTCTGCCAACCAAACTTTCAAAGCTCATCGTCTGGGATATCATCCATATTTAATATGGCTTGTCTGTCGTTACTCTTTTCTTTTACTTGCTTTTTCAGCGTCTTTTTTTCTTCTTTGATTTTAGCATCAAATACCATCTTATTTTCAAGTAGGCTAATTCCTGCTACCAATGCACCAATTTCCTCCGGTAGTATTATTCTACACGCACTCTCATTTTCTTTGAGTGCTTTCTTTAGGGAATCCATATGTCCCCTAAGATCATCTTTTCCAACACTAGATATTTCAGCTATCATAGCCCGAATATGCAATATATCTGGTGTTATTGGTACAGCCAAATTTTCTTCTGACATTGGATTAATTCTCCTCTCGCCATGCTTTAACTACCTTGGTCATTAAGGTAGCCGTAATCAATTTTGAGGCAGTCTTATCACAGTCTGCGCTTAAAAGTGAGATTCTTTCTTGCCTTCTAATAACTTGGAATTCAGGGTATGTACCATAATGCGCGCCTTTAATTCCCCAGAATCTAGCGGCTTTATTATAAGCGTGATGAATATTGCTTGCACCAAAGGGACAGTATACATTAAGCGGAAGGAATAGGCAATAAAATGTTGTTTGTTCTTCTTCCCTAGGTTTGCATTCATTCTTATTTTGTGGCACTGTTTCGACTGTCATCTTTCCGGTAGAAGAATCATGCGTTAGCATAAACGTTGTTTTCATGGTGTATCTCCTTTGTCAGGTACTTCTATATTTAATACTGTTACTGCCGTCATAACAAAATTTACTTTAATTCTGGCGGTACCATCTGTGTCATCTCTTGATATCAGGGTATATTCTATTTTCCTATCATCAACAGGTTTTCCCACTTTCCTATCTCTTTCATTTGTTTGATATTTTGCATTACTTACACCTTTGCGCAAAGTATCGAATTGATCCTCCGAAAACGTAATTATCACATTATCCACATCTTTCAGTAAGTTATAGATACTTTGGAAAGACATTCTTTCCTTTTTTATTTCCACTGGATCATCATCTTCGACATCGATAATGTTTTTGTATTCACCGTCGATAATGTCCATTATATATAATCCTTCACGTTAACTTTCTCTGTTTTCGTCATGCGATACTTTATTAATTCGTATGTTGAATTTATTATTTGTTGTACTCTTTGTCGTGATATCCGGTATCGTTCCGCTATCTCATTATGCGTTAGTTCTTCGTAATCAAATAGTGCATGAGCGTGAAACAATATCTCAAGATGGTGCAGTTTTATGCCATGGCATGCGCAAGATAAGACTTTTTCTATGTCTACTTGCGCCCTATTAATATCACCCATGGAATTATCCGGCGGAATAATATCAACGTCGTCGTCACGCTTGTTATCTATGGACAGCATATTAATTGGATATTGCATATCCCTACCATCAGCCCATGGGTATTCAGATAATTGAAGTTTAGTTAGTTCTCCCCGCATTTTCCAGTAAGCGAAAGTTAGGAATTTATTTTCTAATTCGGGCTTGAATTCCTTTATTGCCATTAATATGCCTATGTTGCATGCCTGTTTTCTATCTTCCTCCGGAATGATTTTAAAATTAAATGAATTGACTAATTTAAATATCATTCCACTGTGGCGTTTTATTAATGCGGCGAGTGCCTGTTCTTTATATTCCGCTATTAATTCTTCGTCTGATATTTTCATTCTTCTTCTCCTTCAAGTAATTCTTCGCTGTTTATAACGATAGTCCAATCATTCATTAATGCGCGTGCTGTTGTTACCCAATTGGGCAACATTGGGCCACTGTAATATTGCTTAGGTTCTTGTTGCATTAAACGCATTGCCATTTCCCAATCTTTGCCATGGCCTGTCATATTCACATATCGTGCAGTTATTAAATGGCAAATTTCGTGTATTACAGTTTCATTGCAGATATATGAATATAATTCGGGCTGTTTTGCGGAAAGATAAATTGGATTCAATTTTATTTGATGATATTTTGGGATAGCTAATCCTATAGTCTTGCCTCGTTGACAATCAAATGTCAAGCTTGGGTAATCACCTAATACGTCGCCCCATATTCTTTTGGCAGAATCCCAATGTTTTATGAGATTACTTTTTGCCAATTCCTTTACGTGCAATGGTACATATTTTTGAAAGTCTGTTACGGTACAAGATCTAACTTCAATTTTTTCTGGCATATTTAATGCCGGTTTTTTCTGTTCTATTATTATTTCGTCCGGTTCGCCTAAAGGTGCCCATTCACCCGGCTTTATGACTGGATAACTACTCATATCGACAGTAGCTTTAGCGTTAATATGTGCTATTTTTTCTTCTAACGTCTTGCCACGGATTATTTGATTATCTACTGCTTTTTGTAGTATTTTTTCTGTTGCTATATAACAGATTTTTTCTCTCGCCCTAGTAGTCGCAGTGTATATCCATTCTCTGGAAACGAAACTACCTTTTGTAGCGTGTTCTTCGTGCAAAAGAATGAATACTTTGCGCCATTCTGATCCTTGCGCTTTGTGGCAGGTAGTAACGTATCCTAATGAGAATCCTGCGGGACTAAAATCTCCTGCTGTTTGCAATTGATATTCTTCGTCCGGCGTATCTTCTGCTAATTTTTCCGCATATTTATATGTGATTATTGCACTGGCCTGATTTTTTCTTTCATCATCTGCCACGTCATCGACGTTAATATCGGCATAACCTGTTAATTCCATATGCGCTTCGATGTCATGATTGGCATCTTTTGATTCTGCTGCACGATAAAATCCAGTTCGCAACAAATTTTCTGATGCGATTTTAGTACTGCGTCCGGCATAACCCGGATTGTGCATAATATTTGTAATGATGCACAAATTCTTATCTACTAGGATAAGGTCGCCTTTTGCAAGATAAATATTGCGCCTACCTGCAATTATCTCATGCACGATCACTTTTCTTTCATCGCCCATAAATTGCGCTATCCAGTTATTCATCGCTTTAGTTCCCATCTCCTGTTCATTCCACGGAGATAAGATAGCGTCTGTTAATGGATCATAATCGCCTTTTATGTGTCTTTTCTGAAAGAATCCTCCAGCTTTCCCTAATGCCATTCCAGCACGTGATTGTGACATTTTCTTTGTTTTTACTTCATCCCACCAGATTATTTCAGTGTCTTTATTCTTAACAGGTATTTTACCGTCTAGAATATTCCATGCGTTTTGCAATACGCCAGAATCATCGGCTTGGCGATATATTTTAGTTAATTCAATCACTGGTAATTGGTGTAATGCAAAATTGAATATGCTTTTCCCAAATACTGGCGGTAATTGATTAATATCACCGATGAATATTACGATAGTACCGGGAAGCATTGCAGCATAGAGTTTTTCATATAACAATAAATCGCACATCGGTGCTTCGTCAATATTCAGTATCTTGAATGAAAATGGTCTATTCTCATTCCGTGTTTCAACAAACCGCATCTTATTTTTGCCGGTTTCGATATCCTCATAATATTCTGGTTTAAATTCTAGGTGTTTATGCAATGTTTGTATGCACGTCGATACTTGCTTAAACAGTTCTGTATCGCGTGCTAAAGCTTTCCGCGTATTGCCTGTTGCTACACGCGTTAGCGCACCGATCGCTATATGGCGCGCTGGATGTCCCATATCTAACAGCGCTTTAAAAATTGCTCTCTCAAGCGTTGTTTTACCGGTTCCTGCTGCGCCAGTTATAACAAATGACACGCCTTTTTTTACCAGTTCAATTGCTGCTAATTGTGATTTATCCAGCGTTATATTCAAGCTGAATGTTTGTTCTTGTCTTACAGATACATTTTCAACAATGGGAATAGGAACAGAGTCTGTGCTTAATTCCTTTTTTTGTTTAAAATCGCTGATAATTCCTAACCGCTCTCGGATAGGAATATTGCGCCAATCGGCACTCTCTTGCAGCGCCTTTAAATCTGGGTACTTTATTGCCAAGTTATGCACTTATCAATCCTTTGTATGGAATAGCAATAGCGTAATGTCCGTGCGTCCTGAATTGGCAGGATACCAGCGCTTTTACTGTTCGCATCCTTTTTAATTGTTCGATTAAAACGGGATGTAAGACAAGAACCATTGAATAATCTTCTATCTGTATTTTTCCAGATAGCATATCTTCAACGTCAATGTCGCACGTTTTCAAAAAAGCTTTGATTATCCCATGCTTCATTGATCCGTCAGAATTAAACGTTTTAAAATCGGAACTACTGATGATTGGTATTTTCTTAATATGTTTCATTTTGGTATATCCAATACTGAAACTAGCAGAATACAGAAAAATATCCACAATGCTATCATAACGCATTTGCGGCGCTCTATTGCCAATTCTTTGTGGGTATAATCTGCGCTGTTCATTGTTTTATTCCTTTTTCTGCAAATATCTCTGCTAGTGTTTTCCTACTTTTTGTGGCTGGTATTTCGGTATCCATTGCGCCGAGAATATCATCGTCTGTATTATGGTCAATGGCATTTTCTATAATCCATGCAAGATTATTTGCCTTATCAGTTTCTTTCATGTTGCTCGCTGCTAAACGTATAGTCATGGCTAGTTCTATTCGCTTTGTGCTACTTATTGCCCATAAGTTTGCCATTATTTTTTCTGCTTGCAGCGTTATATTTCGCGGTAATTTATCCTTAAAGAATGTAATTAATCGCTTCGCTGTGTCTTTTTGTTTCAACAAACTATCGTCTTTAATTTGATTTATACTGCGATTAATTGCATTCTCAATTAATACAGGATCATTTTTATTTTTGTTGTTTTTGATACTATTTTCTTTGAATGCTTTGTATACTTCGGCCGTATCTGCCGCGGGCAATTCGTCCAGACTCAAAGCTTTTCTAATTATGCGCGTGTGCCTTGAGATTACCATCGCCATACTTTGTTGAGCTTGGCTGTACGCCACTAGATCAAATGATAACTTCGGGACTCTTATCCACGTTGCATCGCTATCCCAACGCGCCATTATCACGTCGGCAAATTGCCAAAGAATATCTGTTCCGGCGCTTTGCAATAGCATGTTAGCTTCCGTAGCGCTGCTATTCGGGTATCCCGTAGTCTTACCCTTTGCGCTCAACAAGGATAAAACACAGCCTGCCATTAACTGTACTTCAATTTTATCTTGTGATTTATTATTTTTTGCTGCCGTTAATAGTTTTATTGCATTTTCCGCTGATGCTGCTGGATGTTTATGGTCTAGTACTATGCCATAAATACCGCAAGTGCGCAGCGTACTTATCATTCCGGTTATTGGACAATGTATAAGTACATCATTGTCCAATTTTCCTGTTGAAAAATTGAATTTTTGCTTATTTATTATTTTATACATTTTAAACCTTTCGTTTTATGCTACGTTTAATGAATCAGGCCTCAACAGAACTATAAACACTGTCGCAATAATTGCAATGATTACAATAATAGCAAAGAATGCTATTATTGCACTGCGGGCAATTGCTGTTATTGCATTCATTGCTATTATTGCTATTATTGCAATAACAGCAATTAATGCAATTATCGCAATTATTGCAATTAATGCAATTAACGCATTCGTCGTTATTTGCTGTTATTGCGAATTTAAATATTTTCATCTTATGCCTCTTTTTTTAATTCGTAATAATTATTCCGTGTGCTATAATTATTACAATTATAGCAATTATCACATTTATCGCAATCATTACATTGCTCACAGTTATAGCATTCTATACAATAATTGCAATTATTGCAATAATAGCAATACCAACAATAATTGCAATTAATACATAAATTAGCATCATCGCAATTGCGACAATTAGTGCATTGACGACAATTAGTGCAGCAGATACACTTATAACAATGGCGACAATTAATACATTCAATGCAATAACGGCAATTAATACAGCCATTATCATCCAAAAATTGTGCATTCTTTTCCGCCATGTCTTGCGAAAAATTGGAATAGGAGGAATTGCCTTTTGCTGTGATTGCGGAAGTATAGAGTATCATTCTATGTTTCCTTTTGATTGCAAAATTTACAATAATTGCATTTATCGCATTTGCTGCAAAATTCGCAATAAGTACAATAATGGCAACTACCGCAATAATGGCAAAATTCGCAATAATTGCAATTGCCACAATAGGTACAGCTAATGCAATTAGCACAGATTTTGCAATTGTGGCAATAATCACAGTTATCGCAGTCGTCACAATTACGGCAGCAATAGCAATTACGGGAATTGTAACAGTTTATGCTATTGGTACAATCTTTGCAATAACTACAACTAGTACAATTAATGCAATTAATGCAATGAATGCAATTGGAACAGCCATTATCGTCCAGCACTTTTGCATTAACATCTGCCATTTCCTGTGAAGTGTAGGAATAGGAGGAATTGCCTTTTGCCGTTATTGCGGATCTAAACATTTTCATTTCCTTTCCTTTCCTTATTGTACTGCGAATAGTATCTATCCTCATGCCCACATTATTATGGGCATGAGGATAGATACTACGTCATGCAATTGGTACAATAGTTGCAATTACTACAATTGTGCCTATTATCGCAATTGCTACAATAGGTACAATTGCTACAATAGGCACAATTGTTACAATTGGTGCAATTGGTGCAATTGGTGCAATTGTAACAACCAATGCAATTGCTACAGTTAATGCAGTCGTGGCAATTAATACAGCCATTATCATCTAGATATTGTGCATTCTTTTCCGCATCATCTTGAGAGATGAATGAATAGGAGGAATTGCCTTTAATCGTGATTGCGGAAGAGTACATTTTTCGTTTCCTTTGGTTTGGTTGTGAATAGTTTCGCATCGTCCTATCTATTAACTATAATCCAGTCTTTTCGACGATTTCGGCAAATTTTCCGGGATTTTCGCCAATTTCGCCAATTTCCCCGGATTATAGTTAATAATCCCATGCCCACAATTGCGCAGGCATGGGAATGAGGATGGAGATGGAGATGGGCTACTCTGGCTCGTCGCAATTTATTGCATTGCGATATCCTGTGCGATCGCTGCAATTATCGCAATTGACACACATGATACAATTGCTACAATTGCCGCAATTGTGACAGTAGCGACAATTGCGGCAATTGACACACATGATGCAGTCCACGCATCCAGCAGCGTCCAGAGCTTCCGCCCTGGCATCTGCCGTCATTTGGGATATGTGGGAAAAAGATGAATTACCTTTTGCTGTGGTCGCTGAATAATACAACACTTTAATTTCCTTTGGTTTGGCTGTTTGGCTGCGGGTACTGACTCGCATCAGTATGATCGCATTCCGGGCCCATGTCTAGAAAAAAAGTGTAACAATTTGTAACAAGATTTTGTGATCGCAGGCCCATTGTACCGGCCAATCGGTCGGGACGCAAGACAAGCCTATCGGCCGATCGCACGCTCGCAGGGCCGCTCAATCACTCAATCCAGGGGGGCGGAGTAGGTCCCGGGTAGGCCCAAATCCGTTAGCATCCATCAATCAGGGTGATGATGGCTAGATATGCCGTAAGTGTTTGCAATATCTGATTCATGGGTCGTTGTAGAGAGCAAAATTTAAAAAAAAAAAAACAGAGATATTCTTTCGTGTCAAGCACTTTTTTTTGCTCTGGACATACTGCGTATACATATACCTGCCATAGCCGTACCCTATCGGGATACTAGTTGGCATAGAGTATCCCGGATTTGGGGCGGGAATCCGGCATGCCTCCCCCCGTGGATTGGCTGGTTGAACGATCGGTTGAGCGGCCCTGCGATCCTGCGATTGGCTATGAAAGTGTCGAAATATCGTCACTAGATACTGATTGCTATTTCGCCTAGCGATGCAGACCAAAAAATATATAATCAGGTCGTGAAAAATAAAAGAGAAAAGACTTGCATGTGCCGTTTAGTCGTGATAATGTGTATGGATGCTGATGTTTACATATTGCGGATACGCTAACAGTGCCTACCGGACATTGTTAGGGCAATCTGCCCACAACCACAAATCAAAGGAAAACAAAATGAACACAATCAATTGGTCTATCGCCAAGGTCGAAGCTAACGTCACCGAAGGGCCGAAAGGCGATAGGAAGCGCGTGAGCGTAGGGTTTTATGATCTTCCCTACGCCACCGTGATGGCGTTCAAGGATGCCATCAACAGCGTCAAGGTAGATGTTGACGCCTCCGCAGTATCGGCTGACAACACCGAAGGGATTACGGTGTACAGCAGTGACAGTCCGCTCGATGCGGACGTCGTTAACTGGTTGCAAAGCGCCATCCTTGCCAAAATTAAGGTCAAGGGTAGCAATCAGCTCGTCACTGGCACAAACAAGCTTATGGACGGAAAAGCTTTTGCCATCGATTTCGAGACTCTGCTAGAGTCTGGCGAGCGTGGCGGAGCGCACCAACGCTTGAAGGCTGAAAGCGTTGTCGCATTCGTCGCATACCTTACGGGGCTTGGCAAGTCTACCCAAGTCGTGGAGGGTTTCCGCGCCATGTTCCGGCAGCCTGCGGATGTGCTCTCGCATCAGCCTGAGAAATATAAGATGAGAATGCAAGAGTATCTCACGGGCTTTGCGTCTAGCCTCAGCGCGGAAAATGTGGAGCGGTATAAGAAGTTCCTCGTGGCCGTTGAGGATGCCGCCGCGTCAACTGAGGAAGAAGATATGCTCGCATAGGGAGATGCGCTGGCACGCGGTAGATGTTATCGCGTGCCAGCATATGCTAATATATGCTGGATGTTGCGTATATTAGCATATGCTGATGTAGGAAAAAAAATTTAAAACCTTAAAGTGAAGTACGATAAAATCAAAAACTTAAACCTTTAAGTGAAGTACGATAAAATCAAAAACTTAAAACCTTAAAGCTTAAGTGAAGTACGATAAAATCAAAAACTTAAACCTTTAAGTGAAGTACGATAAGATCAAAAGCTTTAAATACGATAAGGTCAAAAACATAAATGTTAAGATCAAAAGCTTTAAATACGATAAGGTCAAAAACATAAATGTTAAGATCAAAAACTTAAAACCTTAAAATCAAAAACTTAAAACCTTTGAGTGAAGTACGATAAAATCAAAAACTTAAAACCTTAAAGCTTAAGTGAAGTACGATAAGATCAAGATCAAGATCAAAAGCTCAAGTGAAGTACGAAAGATCAAAACCAAAAGCACTATGTAGTGGGGGTAGTAGCTTTTTTAAATCGTAAAACCTAGGGCCTATCAATAACCAATACTGAATTTTTCTAATTTTTTTTTTCATATCCCCATATCCCCATATCCATATCTCTCTCCATATCTCTCTATCCATATCCCCATGTCTTTCTGTTTCTAAAAGGTAATCCCATGGATCAACTAGCAATAGCCAAATACCTAGCACAAGGACTTTCGCAGGTACAAGTTGCGTCTATAATGGGATGCACTCCAAGCTATATTAGCCAGCTAGTGGAGCAAGAAAATGTCAAAGAATTAATCCTCTTTGAGCAAAAAAGAATAGAAATAGAAAAAGAGGACGCGGTACAAGAATATAAATACACTTCTTTGGAAAAGAAGGCACAAGATTACTTGGAAGATCAAATGCCCTTCGCAGAATATAAGGATGTTTTGAAGCTTCTTGAGATATTAAACCGCAGAAAAGAAAAACCAGCACCACAGATAATAAATAATACCCAAATCAATGTGACAAAATTATCTATTCCAGCTGCTGCGATGCCAGAATTCACAGTAAATGCGCAGAATGAAGTAATTGGAATAGGAGAAAAGAGTTTAGCCCCTATGAGCAGCGCAGGGGTTAAAGAGATGTTCTCAAATATGAGAAAAAAAGAAGAAATAGCTGACGTTCAAGCTATTTTAAATCTAAAATGACAGAACAAATAATACACGATTTAGGCGTAGATATTGATTCTGCGAAGGAACGGGCAAAGATTGATTTTAATTTCTTTGCTGGCCTTTGCCTGACCACACAATTCCTATTTCAATTCCCCAGATATTATGTCGCGTTATTCTTTTTCTTAACACAAGCAACATCCGCTAGCCAATTCAGCTCAATAATAAGATTAGCCCTTGGCCTTCCTCGTGGCTTTGCCAAAACAACATTCCTAAAGATTGTCATGGTTTGGCTGATAGTACACGATAAATTCTCCTTCTTTGTTGTGTGCTGTGCTACTGAAGATCGTGCGCAGAACTTCATAGCAGACGTAATGAGTATGCTGTGCTCTGATAATATTAAAGGACTCTATGGTGATTATAGTAAGAAGCTCATAGAGGACAATAAGACCACTAAACAGGCACACTACAGGGGACGCATGGTAATGTTAGTCGCTATAGGCGCTGGAAGTAATATTCGTGGCATTAATATAGCTAATACTCGCCCTGATTTCCTTCTTTGTGACGACGCACAAACAGCAGAGAATGCTAAAAATCCTACATTATCGCAGGAACTATTAGAATGGTTCACTGGTACGTTCTTTAAGATAGTCTCACCATTTAAAGCTATGATTTGTTTTGTGGGGAATATGACGGAAACAAGTTGTGTGCTTTATAAATTAAAAGAGCACCCTGATTGGAAGAGTCTTATCACTGGGTGTATATTAGAGAATGGAGAAAGTCTTTGGCCAGAATTACATCCTGTAGAGGCGCTTATTAATGGCTATTTCCACGATGAAAAGTTAGGTGAAGGAGATACTTGGTTTGCTGAGATGATGAATGACCCAATAGCAAAGAGCGATGCGCTCCTTATTGGGCCATTACCTATTCAACGCTTTGACTATGCTATAGAACCAGAGGCCGCATTCGTTACACTTGATCCTGCTGGCTTTAAAGATGGTGCAGATGAGAATGTGCTTACTGGGCATCAAGTACTTAATAACAAATTTTTTATTGCTGAAATGGACGGTGGTAAATATGATCCAGGAGAATGTGTTAGACGTGGAATTTCAATGCTGGTTAGATTACAGGGGAATCTTCTGGGCGTAGAATCAGTCGCCTATCAATCCACATTTGCGTATTGGTTTAATTATCTATGTGAACAACAGCATATCTCTGGCATTAGTGCCATAGCATTGCCCATTCCGCACATAGCGAAAGAAAAACGTATTAGAGCGTTTGTAAAGGAAATGTATGCAGGGGAATATTCTTTCCTAAGGGATGTCGATCGCCAAAAGTTTACTTGGCAGGCTCAGATGTTTCGCTCAGGAAAGAAGAAGAATAAAGACGATTGGCTTGATTCCCCTGCATTGGGTTTAGTTGTACGCAACCAATTTAGGCATTTGCTTAAGCTTAGAAAAGAGGCTGGCACTAAATCCGCTGGTGTGCAAACAAACAACACACCATTTTAATAAACAACACACCATTTTAATAAACAACACACCATTTTAATAAACAACACACCATTCTAGGAGTTCACTATGGACGTAGGAATAAACAGGTTGGGTGAAGAAAGCGTTAAGAAGTTAGAGCAATACTGCAAAAACATACTTGATGCGCACAAGAGTTATAGTGATCTTCGCTATAAAGCTGAACAGATAGATACAAAGTATTATCGTTATCAAACTGAATTGGATTCACAAGCAGGAAATGAGAGCTGCGGTATCAATGTAGATAATATGATAGTACCCGTAGTCATTTCTCAAGTGGATAGTTTCATTGGATATACTGCGGAGGTCTATCTTTCAGGTTATCCACTATTCCCCGTAGTATCTACACCATCAACAGCTAAGGTAGCAGATAAGCTAGAAGCAATTGTAGACACACACGCTACACTTGGTGGATATGCTAGACATTTCCTGCATGGATTCCGCCAGGGGTATAAATATAACTTCATGCCTTTGCTGTGTGAGTGGGACAAAATGCCGAGTTATGATATTGTCGCTGATCTTCTAAATACCACTGAAGCAAGAAAACTGAAGGCAGCAGAGAAGGGATATACGTGCATTAAATCGCTGGATGTTTATAATACTATTTGGGATAGCCGCTTTAAACCACAAGAAGTTTCAACGCGCGGTGATTACGTAGGGCACATTGATCGCTATTCCAGGAATGAGATAAAAAGCATACTTAATAATCTTAAAGCAAAAGGGATTCATTATAATGAGAAGAAGCTATCTACCTTGCCTGCTGTAGGAATATCTTCGGTTTATTATACTGATCCGCCATTGATCTCTCGTTATGTATCAACCACAGGAAGGACTGGAACTAATCCTGATTGGGATCAGTGGTTTGGTGTTACAGGAAGTGCAAGAACCAGTGGGCTAACACGCAGCATGTATGAGATGACGAAGCTTTATATTCGCTGTATCCCGTCTGATTTTGGAATTAATGTACCATCACCTAATACTCCACAACTTTTCAAACTCTGGTTCCTTAATGGACAATTGCTAATAGGATTTGATCGCTGTATTACTCCATATAGCCGCTTTCCTATTGAGATCGGTACTCCATTAGAGGATCAGTTTGGTTTGCAAACTCCATCAATAGCGGAAAGTCAGGTAGGTTGGCAGAGCGCAGCAAGTACTCTATTCAATATTCGTATTGCTGCTTCTCGTCGCGCTGTTTCTGACCGCGGAATATTTGATGGAGATATAGTTAGTGCAGATGATATTAATTCTTCACATCCCGCAGCTAAGATACAGGGGCGGTTAAAAGGATTAACCGATCTTAGAACAATAAAAGATGCTTATTTTCCTATTCCATTCCAGTCTCAGGGGCTTGAAACAGTCATCAATGATATGGGGACTATCATGCAGATGGCAGACCAACAGTCTGGGCTTAATGCTCCACAGCGTGGTCAGTTTCAGAAGGGGAATAAGAGCGTAGAGGAATGGCGGGATACTATGGGCAGTGCTGATAATCGGCTTCGTTTACCTAGCCTGAACATTGAATTCCAATCCTTTATTCCAATCAAGGAACAAATCAAATTCAATCTCTTTATGTATGGAGAATCTGGCACGTATACCAGCCAGAAGGATGGAACTAATTATCAGCTTACACCGGAAGATTACATTGAGATGCAAAAACAGGCACTTCAATTCCGCATTGCAGATGGATATACACCTAAGAGTAAATTGGCTGGTACAGATTTTCTGACTACACTTTTACAGGGTATCCTTACCAGTCCTGTCATGTTGCAGATGTATGGTTCTTATGTTCCAGGCATGATTACACATCTTGCGCAGCTTGCAGGTGTACGTAATTTTGACGAATACTCTCCACCACCTCCACAGCAACAACCGCCACCTCCGCAGCAACAACAGCAACAGCAACCGATGGAAGGAAATACTAATGGACCCCCAGGAACTACGCCTACCGCATGATGCGCTATTCGAATCCGGTTTCATAAATTACTACAGTCAATATACTTCTGTTAGTGGTTTCAATAAAGAACAGATAAAAGCTCTTACCAACCATCTGAATGCGCCGGAAGTTCAGGCATGGTTGAAAGAATTGGCTATCAATATTACGCGCGATTTAATGCGCTTAGACTTTACTAGGTCGGATGATCAGCTTAAATTGGCTGCTAAATACGGTCAAGGTAGGGGTGCATTGGAAGTAATTGAGCAACTTATTAACCAGAGTAAGGAGAATGTAAAATGAACAATATGTTCAGTAAGATTTTTGGTGGTGGCGGAGATGCTAAACCAGCAGCAGTAGTCAATGGTGACGGCGGTCAAAAATCGGCTGTGGCTAACGACACTAATATGATGACAGGAGATATTAAGAAACAGCCACCTCAAGATCCCCTTGCGTCGTTTGCCAAGGTTTTTGATAATGGCAGCGATTCTGAAAAGAAAGCTCCACAATTCAAGTTATCTCCCGAAGTATTAAAACAAGCTACAGATAGTCTAGATTTTTCCCAAGCACTCCCGAAAGATTTTAAGGAGCGTATGGCGAATAATGATGAGACTCTGTGGCCTGAAATAATGAATAGTCTCGGGAGGCAGACTTATCAACACGCTATGGAACATACGTCAGCCCTAACTGACCGCTTTGTATCCTTACGCTCCGATCATGACCGTTCAGGCTACGGTACAGAAGTATCTCGCCACATGGCGAAACAAAGCCTACAATCTATCGCTGCCAAATCCCCTGCTACCGCGAAATTCATGGAACAACTTCAGGCTGAAGTATTTTCTTCTAATCCTGACGCTACTCCTGAGTTCGTTGAGGAGCAAGTACGCAAAGGTATTATGAGCATGGCCGGAATTATTGACCCTGAAGCATTTGTTGAAGGTCAAAAGAAAGTCAAGCTTAATTCCGATGGTACTGTAGGAGATACTGATTGGGACGCCTGGTCTAGAAAAAAACCAGCCGGCAGCTAAAGAACCCTAAATCAAAACGTAATATAGTCCCAGCCCATAGTTTTTCCTTTTATATTGGAGCTGGATAATGCCCTCTTCCTTTTTCTCTGGTGTGTTTGCTGCTGAAACCGAAAACCCTGCTGAACTGAATAAGCGTAGCTTTGCTGCTCATATGCTGCATCGCTATCCAAATGGCTCTTTTCCGCTATTTGGCTTGCTCAGTCAGCAGGGTAAAACTCGTGCGGTTTCTTCCTCGCATGGATACTTTGCTAAGACCATGGTATTTGCGTCAATCGTAATTACTGCGGAGGAAGCAGCTAATTCGGTTACGCTTGAAACGACGAGTACAGCCGGTATTACGGTAGGAAAGATTCTTTATAATCCTGCTACACGTGAGAATATGCGTGTTACCGCTGTTTCTGCCGATGTTAGTGTAACGGTTACACGCGCTTTTGGTCGTGTTGCTGCTGCCATAATCGTTGCAGGTCAAACGCTTATCTCTGTTGGTAGTGCGTTCATGCAGGGTTCTGCCCGTCCTACTAGTCTGGGTATTACCAAGATTTATGTTCCTAACTATACTCAGATCTTCCGTAATGCCTGGGCGCTTACTGATACTGCTCGGGCATCTGCGGTTGAAATGGGTATGAGCAATATTGCAGAGAATAAAGATGACTGCGCTAAAATGCACTCTACGGATTGCGAATATGCCATCATCTTTGGTCAGCCCAAAATGGATACTACTGGTACGGAGCCTGTTCATTCTACCCAGGGTATCTACGATGCGATTGACCAATATGCTCCAGCCAATACTAATACTGCGGGTGCCACTACTACCTATGATCAGTTTGTTGAGTTGGTAGAGCCTGCGTATACGTATTCCACAGATATGGGCGATCCTAATACTCGCTTGGCTATCTGCGGTAATACTGCTCTTAAGGCTATGAATAAGATGGGGCGCTTGTTTGGGCAGATTAACCTTACTCAGGACGTAACTAGCTTTGGTATGAAGTTTGCTTCATTCATCTTCTACCGTGGTCAACTGAATCTGGTTTCTCACCCGCTGCTTAATGCTCATCCTGATCTGGCCAAACTGATGATTATCCTTGATCCTGCCGCGCTGAAACTGGCGTATATGGAGGGTCGTGATACTCGTGCGGAGGAGTATGGTGGAACTGGCAAGAATAATGCTAATGGTGTAGATGCAGAAGGAGGTAGCTTGACTACTGAATTCGCCGTTGAGCTTATCAATCCGGCTGGTTGTGCCGTAATTGAGAATCTTACCGATGCAGTAGCCTAAAGGCCAGAGGGAAAGATAATGCTTATACAGGTTATCTTTCCCTTTCCTTTTCTAATCTAAAGGATATATCATGAGTATTATGGACACCATAAATGAACAAAGTCGTGCAAAGATGGAAGAAATAGTAAGAGAAACTGATAAAAGGAATAAAAGGAATACGGAGCAAGAGATGGAGCAGAAAGCAACTACCCTGCCTCCGCATCTTACGTCTACCGCATTGCGCAACGATTCAACCGAGGTAGTATTTAAGGCTATTCGTAGCAATCTCGGCTTCTTCTACGCCGTAGGAAAGCGCGCTCAATTTGAAAATGGGTACTTGGTTACAAAAGACCCTGACGTTATTAAATACGTCAAAGAACAACTGCGCTCCATAGCTACTGTTGTTGAAGAAGGCCCACTTATGATTAAAACACCGTTTAAGGTTAGATAATCATGGACTTTGGGACAATGGTAGATGCGATAGCTCTCCGCTGCATTCGCCCAGATAAGGCAATTGATATCGAAGCTGCTATTAATGACGCCATTGAATACTGTACCGTTAATGGGGACTTTGCTGATGATTTAATAGAAGGCAATACCACCGTTGACGGTACAGTATATACCCAAAGTATTATAATTAGTACTACGTTCACGCGATTCAGGAAGATAAAGTATTTGCGTCCTAATGGCTATACTAAAATGCTTAGCCCCCGTGATCCTTCAAAAATATTTGATGACAGGGGTAATACATGTCGTGATATGTATTACAGGGCTGGAGATAATCTAGTCCTTAATACCTCCGCGACGATAAGCACTATTTATTATGGCTATTACCAATTTCCCCTTCGCATGACTGCTGATGCTGATACTCATTGGATGATGAATAATATGCACATGGCAATCTTCAATATTGCTCTCGCAGATATTTGGGATGATGTTGGTAACATGGAGGAAGGTGCAAAGCGTAGAAGGATTGGATACAACAGTTTTATGGATCATCGTAGAGACCATTCGGGATAACAATGTCTAGTCCTTATCGCCCAGGTAATAATTATACCATAGATGCTGACTTAGCTGCTATATCGGCACTTACTGGTGCTGGATTACTCGCTAGGACAGCGGAAAATACATGGGCATTAAGAACTCTACAGGCTCCTGCGGCTGGATTGACAATAACTAATCCAGCAGGAACAGCCGCTAGTCCATCATTTGCTTTTGTTAATGATCTTGGAGCATTAGAGGCTCTAGCATCTACTGGTATTGCTGTACGCTCTACCATAGATACATGGGTACAAAGGACTATAACTGGAACGGCGGCAGAAATAACGTTAACTGATGGAAATGGTGTAGCGAATAATCCCACTATCAGTATTCCTGCCGCAGTTACTTTTACTGGCAAGACAATAACCGGTGGAACATACGCTTCCCCAACACTGAGTGGTACGCTAGTAGGGTCAGGAACCATTGGCGGTAGTACTATTATCAATACAGCAGGGGCTATAACAGGCGCTGCGGGGACATTCACTGCGATTAACGCGACAGGGAATGTAACAGTCGCGCTAGCTAGTATGACTAATAGTGTCAAGATAGGTCAAGTATCTGATGATCTTACCTATGGAGCAATCTCATTCAATGGTAGTATGACTGGTGCTGGAATGCAGGGATGGATGTCCCGTGGAACAAGTGATCTAACGCTATATGGAAAGGTACAAACAGGGGGTGAATATGACCTGCGCATCAACGGTGTTCCGAAACTAATTCTAAATACTTCAACACTTACGTTACCAGGTACAGCAGCAGCGACAAGAGAAGGATTAGTGCTTAACGGAACAACTACCGCAGCGCACTATATGACACTTTCTAATGATGGCTGTAATCTGCGGCTTGGTATAGATAATTCCGCCGGTACAGCATTAATAGGCGGTGGTACTGCGTATGGTGCAGTAGTGGGAACGAACAATAATACCATTCTCCACCTGGTACAGAATGGCGATAGCATTCTGCGGGTACAGGGCACAGGAATAGCTCTAACAGGATTTTACGAGGGGATAGAACAGACAGCCCCTGCTGCTGGCGCAACTAATACTGGTCGTATGTTTTATCAGGATAATGGCGCCGGTAAAACGCAATTGATGGTGATTTTTAATACTGGCGCTGCGCAACAAATCGCAATTCAACCATAGGAGAAATATGTTATGACTACCGAACATCTAATGGATAAGATTAACCATCTTACCGGGCAGGTTAAGAATGACGAAATGCAGATCTTTGTCCATGAACTTGCAGTGCAGGATGCAGAAGCACCAGTAGGCTCTGACGACGTAGATAAGCAACTAAAGGCAACAGCAGACTCCGCTAAACAAGCAATGAAACTGTTGCAAAGACGTATTGAGGTGCGTAAGACTCTACTGCGAGTATTACAAGAAGAACTTGACGCAGCAAAATAAAATGTACCAGTGTTTTAATCCAAACCAGTAAGGAGATTTAAATGAAGAAGTATACTAGTAATATCCTGCTGGCCGGTTTCTTGCTGGCTAGTGCTGTTGCTGTTGCTCAAACTGCGGTAGTTCCGTCTGTTAATTCACTTGATAATAAGCCTGCATCTTATAGTGCTTCTATCACAGGTATTACAACGGTAGCAACACCGACTGACATTTTCAGGCTTAGTGGTTCCGCTACTAAGACTATCTATGTCAAGCGTATCGCAGTTGGTGGTGTTAAAACTACCAGTGGTACGTTGTTGGTTAATCTGTTTAAACGTAGTACTGCCAATCTGGATGGTACCACAGTAGCGATTACGGAGCATCAGCTTGATAGTACTGTTGCTACTGCTACTGCCGTAGCTACTGCTATTACTGCCAATCAAACAGTAGGAACTGGTGTTGTTATTGGTAGTAAGCGCGTTGCTTGGTTGTCGAATACTGCCGTTAATGATCCTACGGCGGCTCAATGGACTTGGGGTGGCTTTAGTCCTGAAGGTTATCTGGTATTGCGTGGTGTAGCGCAGGGACTTACTGTTAGCTTGGATGGTGTGACACAAACAGGTGGCTCGGCTAATGTTGAGGTCGAGTGGATGGAAAAATAAAGCAGCGTGTAAAGCCCTTCTTAATACGAGGGGCTTTACTCATCGTGCTTTATTTAGGAGTATAGAATGCTTATATCCGTACTGCGACATGAAACAGACAATGACAGGACACTATCTGATGTAAAGATAGGAGATACGCACGTCTGTTATGGCATGGAAGATCCTGTACGTGAGATTATTGGGCAACCTATAGTTGACTGGAAGATTTGGGGAAAGACAGCTATTCCAGCGGGTAAATACAATATGACTATCAACTGGAGCAATAGGTTTAAACGGCAAATGATAGAGATATTGAAAGTCCCTGGGTTCTCTGGTATTCGTATTCATAATGGTAATGGCCCGAAAAGTACCGATGGTTGTCCTCTAGTGTCAATGACACCGGATTTCAACTATAATAGGGAAGCTATGCTACTGCTAGAGAAGTACGTAATGGATTGTTTGGTGCGAAAGGAAATAGCGGAAATTCAATTTATCCCTTATACCGGAGTAGCCCATAATGACGGATGAAGCACTTATAGCTGTACCAAGCACAAAAGCGGCTGATGTAGCACAAGCTAAACTAGTAGCAGATACTGTTGCCGCTGATGCTGCTAATCATCAGAAAAAAATAAATTATGTGTGGGAATATACACAGGCAGGAATCGCTGGTTCAGTGGTACTTGCAACCCTTATAATGGAATTCCTGATCGTTAGTGGATTCTCTAAGGTAGACAAAGAACCCGTATTAATCGCGGCAGCTTTTGGTTTAGTGGTAGGGTTCTATTTCGGTAGAACTAATCATGCAAGACCAATAAAGTAAGCGAAAGATATAAATGGTTGAGAAACGAATAAGTTTAAGGAATGATCCTGCTTATATGCTGGCCGTTATTTGGACATTAGGTTTCTTGGCTTTCGCTTTCATCGTTGTTCTAAAGGACACGCCTGCTAGTAGCGCACCAATTATACAGCAGATTATCAGTATTATGAGTATCATACAAACGGCTATAGGCGCTTATTTCTACGGAGCCTCCAAAACAGCAGCAGATACAGCTAAAGTAGAGGCAGCCAAAACACCATTCGCGCGCACTGAGCATCTAGATGTAGTTGTTAATGCAATCCCCGTAAATAAACCAGTGTAAAGGAGATAATGCAATGAAAAAATTGTTCGTAAGTTTAATACTATCCGTCAGTATGTTGGGGTGTGCAAATCTTTTGCCACAAACTACGCCGGAAAAATTGGCTGCTGGATACGTTACTGTGACAACGGTGGCTACTACTACATCTTCTATGTTGCTTGCTGGTAAGATTAGCGCAGAAGATGCGGAACACGTATTGATTACTTCTCGTGTAGCCAAAACTGGACTAGATGTATCTAGGAAACTCACAGGTGGCGCAGCAACGGCTAAAGTTGATTCTGTGTTAGTGGGACTCAAAGCGTTAGAATCCTATCTGAATGAAAGGAAATAAAATGAATTCAACCGCAGCAGCAGTAGCAATAGATGCACTAGTCCAATTGCTTAAAGGAGCTATACAAATCACTTCTCTTATCCAAAAGGCTAGGGATGAGGGACGTGATATTAGCGCAGCAGAATTGGATGTGCTCAGTCAGAATGCGGAATATGCTCTCGTTACTCTAAAGAGCACAATTGCTTCTACTACGATTAAGGGTTAGAGGTTATGGCACTTGATCGCCCGACGGCTGGATTAGATCAATTTCCATCTGCCCGGCCGGACGGAGAGCTTATACCATATAGTATTGGCAATCCGTATGGTGTGTATAGTCATTCAGTGGCAGTTACAGCATCAGTGTTGCAGACTTTACCTGTAAGCACTACATTGGTGGATTTCTTTTGTGACCAAGCTAATGTCATGCTCCGTTTTGGCGATCAAGTTCCTGCTTTAACCGCAGATGATACTTTTCGTGAAGATTCTCTATTCATTCCAATAGGTACGCATGTCCAGATTCTTATCCCCGCAATTACGTTTAAATCCATAGGAGACACCACTGGCACATTAAGATTACAACTATGGCGCGCGTGGAAAGCTGCTGGTATTTCTTCACTTAAAACTTCGATATAGGAGATTATTATGGCTGCTGTAGCTACTACTTCATTGGCACCTTTCGGGAATCCTGCTGAACGTACCAGGGTTATGCTCGCACAATGGGCTGGTGTAACTGACGAAAAGGCGCATTTACAGGGTATTGTGGCGTTCCTTACTGCTGATCAAACGCTTGGTGCATATTATTCTTTGACCGAAATCAGCGCTAGAATTGCTGCCATCTAATGGCCCTTGAATTTGTAGCGCCCGAATTCTATATATTCATTGGGCAATCAAGTACTCCGCCTGCTCTCAAGATAATTGAGGGGCGCTACTTATTTCTTTCCTACACTGAACTTACAATGACAGATGCCACATTCTTTCCCGCTGCTGGTGGAATGTTCAATATACTTAAAGGACAACAATCCCCTGTATTTCCTGAGTATAAAGGCGCTTTCATTTATGATATTAAATTCCAGAAGTGGGGTCAAATGACCAACAATACTGTGGAGTCAGCATAATGGCGCAATCTGCAAAACGCATTGACATTACGCGCACGTATCTTCCTATTGATCCTATCACGCTGCCTGAAACTGGGCATGATACTGGGCGGGAAGATGATCCAGAGCAGAGGCTTCCAGTAGTTGCATACGATGGAGCAAACATCATCCCAACCGGCATGGGGTATAGGAGTTATTTTGGTGTTACTAGTCAGCTTGATGTAAATGACATTCCTACTCGATGTGATGATGTCATCCTTTTTCAATTGGCGAATTATAGCAATCTTCTTCTGGCTCTTTGTGAGGATGGTGTATACACAAAAGATCCTAATGTCGCTGGTGCTTGGACAAAGAGTATTGCTGCGGGAGTAACAGGAAGTGACGCTAATTACCTCTTGTGGACTTGGTGTGTTATTGAGAATAAACTATACATCTATCGACAAGCTGAGGCGAATGTCTACACGGTAGATACTGCTGGAACCATAGCTAGTTTTGCGCCTACGGGTGCTGTTATTAATATGGCGGGACAGATAGGAATATACAAGGCCGGTGGACGCCTTGGTTTCTGGGATAGTTCAGATACTCATAGCTGGTCAAGTTATATTGATAGGCAGGATTTCCTTCCTAGCATTACTACTCTTGCTAACGTTGGTGTAACTTTTCGTCAATTTGTTGGTAAGACAGTTACTGTTAAAGCTTGCGGAAAAGGTTTCGTGATCTATGGAACGAGAAGTATCCTTCTGATTAAACAGAGTACAAGGGGGAATGCGCTTCTATGGGATGACCCGATAGTCCTGAGCAATAGTGCTGGAATTAGCTATCATAATCAAGTGGCCGTTGCTAATCCAGATAGCTTGCATTTTGCGTGGACTAACGCAGGTTTCGCTAAAATAACAGAAAATTAATAGTGTCAATTGAATTCATCGCCCAGGAGTTCTGGGATTACATGAGTGAGAGTGCAGTACCTGTAGCACTAAAAATATTAGAATCTAATTATCTGCTCATTAGCGTGGCTGATACTGATTTCATTACTAGAGATATCAATTTATCCAGTTGGACTGTAGCGAGTATAAATAACCCGAATACAACCCTTGCTGTAATCAATAGTAGTCCTCCGGGTATATCTCTTTCTTCCGCAGCTCTTGGTGATTTTCTGAAGTCAATGGCTATTAATATTTCCGTTAATGCCATGCAAGCATATAGTGTACCATTTGGTCCCCCCACACTTATCTCTATTGTTACGGCGGGAACAACAATAACAATGATTATAGACGTAGGTGATGGAACTACATATACCGATGTATTTACACCTACGTCGTTTACTATAACGCATAGTGCTGACCCAACCAATCCTATTACAATAATAATTGCAGGTTATACTGTAGTAGAAGACGCGGGTTATTATACTTTCACATTTAATGCGATTACACCAACTGCCGCGAATGGTGCAAGTTATTACAGCAGTGGTGTTGGTAGCGTAGCAGAGATACCTGATAATAGTTATGTAGGAGCGGGTGTTATACCCTATCTAACCTATTGGAATTCCGAGGGTAGTTACACAACCAATAACTTTACCTTTGATACTAAGTCTAGTGATATTTCTTCCTGGACCATTAGTGCTGCCTCTGTTAATCTACCAATGGCTAATGGTGATATGATATCCATTACACCAACAGGAACACCGGGTAAAGTTGGTGACTTAAATACAGCAACAGTAGCTCATACAATTTTTAGTGAATTAGCCCGTACTAGAACAATGGCTGGCGTTAATTTTCTTTCTGGTAGTATTAGTGCTGGTGGCGGTTTAACCGCACTTCTTGATAACAGTTCGCTCAAAGTAATGCTACAGGGTACGCCAGATTTAGTCTTTGCTGTACAGGATATAATATGGCAGAAAGAGTTCTCTTGGGCTGAGAAACGTATTGCAGATATTGGTTATCGTGTGCGTGAAGCATCAAGCACAGCGCGTGTAGTATCTTCGCATTACTCAGGAGGTATAGTTGTCACCGGAGTAACAGCAGCTGGACAGCCTAAAGGCGCTTATAATAGTTCTTTCTTAAGCATCGTATGGTTTGACACCGGTACAGATAGGTTTAAGATTACTACTGCTGCTGCTGCTGCAACATATGGTCTAGAACTTATAGCTGCGCAGTCTGCTGACGTAGATATAATTGAACAAAGCGTGTTAGCGGTTATTCCCCATGGTTTTTATCAGCATGTCTGGGGAGTATCATACGGCATATCATGGCGTCAAACATCAATAAAAACTGCGAATAAATATACAAAGACTAAAAGAGTGCGTATCAGTAATAACGTACTATCGCGCGCGTGGTATAATAGTGTGACAGCAGACGTATATACTATTGTGCAGAGTGTATTACCCGCCTTTACTGGTATTTATCCGTTTACGAATACTCAGACACTCTATTTAGCGCGCAACGCTATAACAATAGGCACGCTTAATGTAGGTACATCGACGTTTACTGGATTCGGTTTAGGTACTTTCAGTAACTGGTACGCTGGTACTTTTGGCGGGCAGATGGAGTTTAGTACGGGTACTTTATCTGGCGCTGGTGGCCCAAACTCTACTAATCCAAATTTCACGGGTACCTTTACTTATGAAACTGACCCGTCTGTATATTTGAATGCCATAATTGCAGCGAACACGGGATACGTTGATCTTTTAGATAGTACCATAACAGTAGCCAATGCGGTAGGGCAGTTTCTAAACAATGCTGCGATTCAAACGCTTTTAGGCTATGCTGGTGGTTATGTTAGCCACATATTGACACCTTCAGGCGCCGCAGTTAATATTGCAATAACCTGCGTGAACTGGAGCATTTCATTTAATCTCAGTTTCTCTGTTAGTAGTAATCTGGTCATTGCGCATGATGTAGTGAAAACTACTGTAAGTATACCGCGTTGTGAAGCAATACTTGCATGTGGTTGGGGGCCAGAAAGCTATCTACAGCAAATAGATAATGAGCTTGTACTTCCCGATCCACCATATGATCCAGGTAATATAAGCGTAGTAGAGCTTGACACATTGTGTAGTATTGACGCACCGAATAAACAGGTGTTTAGTTGGGCATATTTTTATGATTCCCCACCCTATGGGCCAATAAATACGCCAACTAGCTTTACCATTTTAATTGGTACAACAGCGTATAGCTTAACATCACCGCCTGATTTCCCTACGGGTAAATTTAACATTCAATTTGGCGAATTTGCCCCTATTTATCCAACGTATCTAGGAGCGTTTCTTTATGATATATCTTTACAAAAATGGGGAAAATTAACTATGCCATATCGTGCGCTACTAGACTTTGCCCCTATTAATACCCAATCTTCTCAGCTACTGCCTAATGCGCGTTTTGGGCCTGTAGGCGGTATATTGAATGCTGCGGGTAAGATATTCCAATGGGACGCTAATCCGAGTGATTCGTTTATAGTCTACGGTAAGTTTTCTCTCTATCGTCTAGGTGTAACGACCATAGAGGAAATAGAAGCTCAATTTGGTATTCAGTCAACGGGCACACTTGAGACTGAAACATCCCTAGATGGTAAAACGGTGGAGCTTTCCCTTTCTACATCTTACGCATTCACGGGTGCTAGGGTAGTCAAGGCCCCTGTATCTAAAACAGGCAAATGGCATAATATTGTATTCAGGGGTCAGTATGATTTGACCTATCTTCAGGTTAATGGTTATAGAGCTGGAAGGAGATAAACATGGCAGCGTTGACATATGCTGGTGCTAATAAGGATTCAGGCGCATTAAAGGATTCAGGCGCATTTAATGAAACTGCTTCCGGTAATAAAACAGGAACGGAGAAAAGCAGTCAGACGCAAGCGCAGAATCAGACACAAACGCTAGAAACAAACACCAATAGCATTAAGGGTGTTAATATTGCGAATATGTCCTCTGGGGCACTTACCGCATTAGAGAGCCTTATTCAGTCGCTGTCTGATCGCCCTACAATATCGCGTGAACAGGCTATGGTTAAGCTTGCTAACGCGCCGAGTGAATCACGCATGTCTCAACCACAGCAACGTGCTACGTATAATGCAGACCGATACGGGCAATTCAATGGATGGGGATTCACTGATCATCTAGGTAATACCACTGATTACGCTGGATATCAGAAAGCATTGAAATTGTACGATGGTGCTGTTCAATCAGTTCAGGATGCCGGAGGAATAACTCCCGGTGGTACTGTTGAGACTACAAATGCTAGTACTAATTTCAAGCAAGAACTAGATACTGTGCGTCGAGCCAGAGAAGGATATGGCAAAGATGACGCATTCGCTGATTCTAGGGGTGCAATGGACGCTGCGATGCGTCAAACGCTTGAAAAGATAATGCCAGATATTAACGCTATTGTAGAGGGTAGTGGAACATCTGGGGGTGCAGTAGCAGGAATACTTAAAGGTGACGCTGCTATGCGTGCAGCAGAGGCAGCAGCTACTCTCGGTATTAAAGCTGCTGTAGACTACGGTAATATATTCAATCAACAAAGCCAGATTACTGGTGATCTTATCCAAAAAAGCCCAATAGCATTAAATGCGCTGCTTAAAGCTCTTGATATATCTAAAGGTTCTATACAGTCTGGATCGAACAGTGAAAATACCGGAGGAAAGAATGTTACTACTACTGTCGGTACAGGAAATAGTTCAGGTAATAAGACTGCCGCGGATACATCTACTGGTACCAAAGAAGCTAATAGATCTCCTTATGGGCTTACAAATAGAAGCTCTGCTACTGATGTTTACGGCAATTTCACCTTTTAATCGAGGATAAAACAAAATGGCTGATAATTCAAAAGTGTCGCGGGTAGGAAACACATTCACTAATATGGATGACGTCCTTACAAATTTAATCACAGGCAGCACTATAACTAATATGCCGCAGGTTCCAGCTGAGATAGAAAGCGGTACAGGCTTCTTTACTAATACCCGTACAGGAAATGTAACAGCGGTAGGAACTCCGAGTAAGAAAACATTAGCTC